TTCTTAAGTAGGATTCTTGTACTATGTCTTCTGCTAAAAACTTTTCGCCAAAATTTTCGACCATTTTAACGTAGTCTTTGTGATTTGCTGCGACTATAGTTAGCCATTTCATTTATACAAATGTATGATTATTTTTTAAACATTGTATTGACGAGTTTTTAAACAATAAGTTGTGGATAAAAAAAAGCCCCTAATATTGTGGGGCTATTCCTTGTTCGTAAAAGTGTCTACATACGAATTTGTCTATTTTCTTTAGCGTGCTTAAACTGACATCTTTTTCAAGTAAGAACTTGTCCAGTTGGCTGTGCTGTATCTTTTCGCCTAGTCCTGTTATTTCCTTTACTATTTGATACCTGTTTTTTTCTTTGAGTATTTCCTTTAGCATTCTGCGTAAAGTTGAATCGTCTATGTACATAGTAATCATTTTAAAAAGGCAAGTCGTTAAATCCTTTAGATTCGTGTTTTTCTACTTTAGGCTCTGCCTTGTATGGCTCACTAATCGAAGCGCTCATATACTGCATTCCCTTTTGACTTGTGCGAACCCATAGCGCTATTTCCTTTTCTACGCCATCCACATTTATAGTTCCTTTGTAGTCAGGATGCGTTTCTTTTTCTTTTTTTACGTTTTTAAAAATTGCTCCGGTGTTTTGTTTTGTTTCCATTGTTGTTTATTTTAAATTATAGTTTTCGTTGTAGTATTGTTCTGCATATTCTTCAGGTGTATTTTTCATCCAACATCCTTGCAAATGATTTTTTAAATAAGCATTTTCAATCTGCTCTTTCTCCATCTCTGTGGCTTGTTGTATTTCTTTCTGCCATTGTTCTGTATGGTCTCCAAATATCTGCTCAACTAACCATTCTACTGCTGTTTGTTTCATATTGTTTCTATTAGTTGATTATAGTAATTCCTAGCTATTGCTATTTTTTCTTTTATTTGTTCTATTACTTCTTCGTCTTTTTCTATTTTAAAGACTTTTAAGCGCTTTTCTTTTGGAATGTGGTCAAAGTTATGCTTTGCTTCTACAAACGCTCTTATTTCTTCGCTTTCGTCTATTGCGTGCTGTTTCCAGTGTTCTTTTCTTACTTCGTCTTCTACCATTTCTTGTGGCGTGTTAGTAAGACAATAAACTAAAGAAGCTTCTTCCTTTCCTGTAAGCCACATATAGCCTTGTAGTTGATAGAAATAGTCCTTGTTTGGAATTTCGTCTTCAAAGAAAGGAAACGTAGTAGCGTCCCAAGAAGTTTTAACGTCTAACAAAATTTCGTCCGTGTTTACGTCCGGTGTTCCTGTTATCCAATCATTTTGAAAGTGTTCTTCATTCTTATAAATGAATCCTACGTTTAGAACTTCGTTAGCAAGTGTAATGCTTTCTTCTTCGCATTCGTTGCCCTTGTCAGTATAGCGTGAATAAAATTCTTTTTTGATTCCGTACTTGTGTTCTAGAACAAGTTCCTGAATATAGCTTTTAGCTGTCTTAGATAGCTGCTCCCCTTTTGTACGAGAAGCAGCCATTAATTTACCGATTTGTGAACATCTTATTTTCATTAGTACCTAAGACTTGTTTTGTTTCTACTTTTATAATTGTAAATATCTTCAATTAATGTTTTATATTGCTCACGATTAGCACAATCAACTAATGCAGTTGGTTGTAATCTTAATTTATGCATAAATTCATTAAAATCAAATATTTCCTTTTGAAGTAAAATAATCATTGTTTGAACAAAACTTGAACGATTATAATTAGAATAATAAGATTTTATCATTCGTATTTTGTTAGCCATATCTTGTGCTATATCCATATTTCCATTTCTCCAAGTACCTTGTTCAAATATTTGTGCAGAACTATCTAATTTATTATTATAAATTTGAACCGCTAGTGTTCTTGAACTAGAACTACCATTATTTTGACATAATGCAATACAATCACTAAAACCATAATCATTATTTTTATTTGCAAAATTACGTAGTTTAACATAAGATTCAATTCCCATATTAGCGTATCCTTCCATAAAATCTTTTTTAGTCCAATTTTTTTGGTTAAGATTTAATGTATGTACTTCCTTTAATGAATATCCATCTACAATAATGTAATAAACAAATGATTCAGCTTCTTTGGCAGCCATTAAACGATGCTGTCCATCTATTACTTCCATTCGTTCATTAATTAAAATTGGATTACACTTCATTCCATAAACACGAATTGATTCAGCTAATCGATTAACGTGTTGTAAGTTTGGAACCCTGTTACCATCAATTTGTCTAAAAATTGATAAATCACTTGTTTGGTAAACCTTGTTTACCTCTTTTCCTGTTTGCACTTGGTTACTATACTTCGCCATTGGTGCTGCTGTTGTGTTATACATAGCTTTTAATATTATATTTTGTTTATAATTGATAATTGTGAATCGTCTAAATCGAATTTGTCTATAAGTTCCGAAATGTCAAAGCTTCCGTTCTTTACTGCTTCTATAGCTTTATTGAAACGTTCGTTAGTTATTCTAGGCTTTGCTTTCTTTACTTGTTCGCCTGCTGCGTCCGTGTCTACGTCTGTTACTAAACCGCAAATCGAAGACAAGCAGTACCTGCGAAAATAAGAACATCCCGCCCCGAAAGCTTGATAAGTATTCATCCCTTTTAATTCTACTTCAGGAATTAATGTACTACTTTGTAGCTGTTCGCCTGTTTCTACGTGAAAAAGTACCGTTACTAGATAATGTTTTTCTTCGTTAGTGTTAATTAACTGAGTAAATCCTAATCCGTGTTTTTTTAATAGTGGATTAATTACTTCGAAGATTGCAGGAAGGTCAGCGTAGCTGTAGCCGAATCCTTTTGTTCCTTTGTGAATTACTGGTGCTTCTTGCTGAAAAGCCGCAAGCGCTTTAAATAAATGTTTCATAGTGTATTAATTTTATACAAATATAACAATTATATTCTAATATTATACCTGTTCGATAAAATTTTTAGTTGGAAGTAAAATTCCTTTGCTTGTATTTGAGTCTCCGCCTATTGTGTCTCTATTCGTGTTTAAGTATTTTCTACAAAGTTCTTTAAGCCTTTCTGTTTTTATTAAAATGCAGTGTTCTTCACTTAACCAATAACACCAATACTCAGCTTCCGTAGTAGCTATTCCTGAAGGCTTATTCCTGCTTTCGTATTCTACAAAAATATTTCCTGTTTCAAGCGCTCTAAAGTCTCTTTTTACTTCTATTCGTTTTCCTAATAATTCAATTAATTGCGTTTCATAGGATTGCCCTATAAATAAATCAAATTTAAAATCGTTATTGTGTTCCATCTTTTATTTTTTGTTTGTAGGCTGCTATTATTTCTTTTACTTCGTCTATAGTCCATTTCTTTGTTTCGTGGGCTTTTACGTGTAGTTCTATTAGCTTGTCTGCTCCTATTCTTTTTGCTATTCCTATTTGATATTCTAGTAAGTTTCCGTGTTTATGTTGATTACAAGTTACGCATTGTCCGTGGACATTCTCTTCGTCAAAAGTTACGCTTTTATGTCTTGTGCTGTAGTAATGCCCAGCATCGAATTTAGCGCCTAGTGGCTTTTCACAGCTTACGCAGGGCTTGTTCTTGTCTCGTTCTCTTATGTACTTGTTAAATACTTGTTGAGCTATTTTCATATAGTCGCTTAAAGTCATTAAGTCAGCTTTCATTTTGGCTTTCGTCTTTTTCCAATTTTTAACTTTAGCTGCATCTACCCAAACACGAACGCACTCTTCTTTAAGGCAGTATTTTTGATTGAAGTGTTTAGCTTCGAACTTGTCCTTACAATTCTTACATCTAGGCATTAAAATTCCCTAGCTTTAATGTCTAACTCTAAATGTTCTATTTTACGCTTTAGTTCCATATTTATAATTTCTAGTCTAAATGCGTTTTGCATTGCTGCCCTGTATTCTAATTCAAGCGCTCGCCAATTAGTAGCAATTTCTTGTAGTTCGTCTTTTGTCATAGACATAGAGTCTATTATGTCCCTGCGTTCAGGATGCTTTTCTTTTATTTCGTCTAGACTTAACGTTACTTTCGTGTAAGTGTGATTGATTAAAACAAGTGTTCTAAATAGTGTGTAGTCTTCCATCATTTCTTAGCGTAAATTTTATTAAATATATTCGGCTCAGGACATTCTAATTCATAGTAAACGAACTTTTCCTTGTCGAACCATAATTCTATAGTTCCTATTTGTCCTACTGAGCGCGGCTTAATTTTGTTAAAGTTAATACTTACTTGATTAAAGGACAAGTCTTCCCTGTGTACCGTTATCATACATTTACCGGAGTTGAACCATTCCGAACCGCCTTTCAAGTCGTAAGGATTCGGCACGCTTCTTTTTCCGTTTACTTTTTCAGTTAGTTTAGGATGAATAATAGTATGTAAATGTAAGTCGTTGTCTTCAGCTATTTGATTTCTATAAGGAAGAACTACTTCTAAATATTGTGCGTACCCTCCGTACTCATTGTAAGGATGGCTTAAATCTTTCCAAGAATCTATGCTTGCAGTATGTAGTCCTTCTTTTTGTTTAAGTTCTACAGCATAATCGTAAAACTGAAAAGGAGTCATTTTAGCTTTTACATCGTGTTTTGTTAGTATCTTAAAATGCGCTAAAACCCAATCAATACTTTTAGTGATTTCCGAATCTTTAATTACGTTAGGCTCTAAAGGATTGAAGCTTTTTCCTGTTACTTTATGGATTAAGTCAGCTAATATTTCTACGTTGTTTCCGACATCAGGAAAATAAACTAAATGCTTCCATCCGTAAAACTTAGATGTGTTTAGTAGGCATTCCATAAGGACTTGTGTTTTGCCTGACATTGGGAAGCCTGTCCAATCCGTGCAATTCCCTAACTGCATTGAATAGTGTTTGTCTAGGCTTTGAAATCCTAAATACTTTCCTTTAGCGTTATAGTTATCTCTATGCTTGTAGATTTTTTCTATTACATCGCTCGCTTCTGTTATTTTATATCCTTCTAATCCCACGGCGCTTTAAATTTAGTAGTTACTTCTATTCCGTGTATTTCTTTATACATTCTTCTTTTCAATTCTTCTTCGTC